TAGTGATGTCCGAGGCAGTCTGGTAGCCGGTGATCGGGAGGAGTGTCACCGACCCGGCCGGGTCGACCGCGTGAACCGTCATCCCCACCTCGGCCCACACCCCGGCGATACGGGCCGCGGCCGTCTCGAGCGGCCGGGGGTCGACGAGTCGAGTACGTGACGCCACCTTGAGCCCGACCGCGATGACATCGAGCACCCACTCCCCATCCCATGTTGCGCGTAGGTCGGTGATGGTGCCGACGAATCGGGTCCGGCCGTCGACCTCGAGCGTGACTCGAGTCGTGAATCCGAGCCTCGGTCGCCACTCCCCGGACGGGTCGAGCATCGTGAACGATGCGGTCGATGGGTCCGGGGCCTGCCATAGATCATCCGAGCCGTGGGTGATGGTCGCGCCGACGAGCGTGACGTCCTCGACGGCCCACGACCCGACGCCGGGAGTGTCGATGGTGAGCGACACCGGGAGGATCACGCGACCGCTCCCATGCGTGCGGTCTGCCCGCCGACGATGCGCTTGATCTGCCGCGCCACCCCCACCGGGTCGAGCGCACCTTGGACGATGATCACGGGGGCACCCGAGGAGGCCGCGGCACCGATCGGGCTCGACACCATCGGCACCACGCTCGAGCGCGTGTACGGGATGAGATCCCCGGGGATCGCGGAGCGGCCGACGATGCCGCCGACGACGGGAATGTTCGAGATCGCCGACTTGATCGAATTCACCTTGTCGATGATGAATTGCCACGCGGTGGCGACTGCCGTCTTGATGTCATCCCACACACCGACCACGGCCGAGCGGAACGTCTCGAACGCGGTTTGGAGTAGGCCGACGGCCCGCTTGATCGGCGGGAACGCGGTCTCCTCGAGCCAATTCCACACCGAGCGCACCGCGGCCTTGATCCCGTCCCACGCTTTCTCGACTGCACCGCGGAGCGCGGACCACACGCCGCGGACGATGCCGACTGCGACCTCGATGCGCGGCGTGAGGTCATTCTCGAACCATCGAGCGACCGCGGAGATCGCCGACTTGATCCCATCCCACACCGCGACGACCGCCTTCCATAGCGTCGAGTAGTAGGCGATGATGAAGTCGACGACGCGCTTGATGATCGGCCACGCCGTCTCCGAGAACCACCCGACGACCTTCTCGACCGCGGCATAGATGAGATCCCACGCGACGCGCACGGCCTTCCATAGCGTCGAGTAGTAGGCGATGATGAAGTCGATCACCCGCTTGAGAATCGGCCACGCCGTCGAGGAGAACCACTCGACCACCGCGTCGACTGCGGCCTTGATCCCTTCCCATGCCGCGGTCACGGCCTCGCGGAACCAATCGAAGTTATGCCACGCGAACACGACGGCCGCGACGAGAGCCGCGATCGCGATGATGATGATCCCGATCGGGTTCGCAGACATCGCCGCATTGAGTAGCCATTGAGCCGCCGCCGCCGCGGTCGTGGCAACCTGCCACGCGATCATCCCGACCTTGATCGCGACAACCGCTCCCGCCAGGACCCCGACCGCGATCGCGAGCGCCTTCACGACGTCTTGATTCTCGCGGGCCCATCCCGCGAACGACGCGAGCGTCGAGGTCACCGACTGCAACACCGGCAGGAGCGCCGCCCCGAGTTCGGTCTGCGTCTGCTCAAGCGTGGCCGTGAGGATGCGCTGCTGATTCGCGGCACCGTCCGCAGTCCGAGCAAAGTCGCCCTGCGCGTCGGCGGTCTGCTTCATGATCGACGACTGCGCCGCGAGCACCTTTTGTTGCGCGGTGAGCGACCCGGTGCCGTCGTAGATGCCGAGCGCCATCGCTTCCGCCTTGAGCGTGGCATCGTCGAGCATGACACCGAATTTCCGCATCGGCTCGGACTCGCCTCGGAGCGCGGACCCGAGCGCGGCCACCACCTCGGACGGGTCGGTGTTGTAGAACGATGCGAGATCGCTCGAGAGGTTCACCGTCTCCTGCGAGAACGCGACGAGATCCGACCCGGCGAGGCCGGCCGACTTGCCGAACGTCGCCATAGTCGAGGCGGCGTCGAGCGCGGCCTGCTCGGTCTGCCCGAGCGCAGTCGGTGCGGCCTTAGCCCATGCCGCGAGTTCCTTAGCCGAGTCCCCGAAGATGACACCGACCTTGGATTGAGTCTCCGCGAGGTCGCTCGCCTTTTTCGCGGCATCGAACGCGGCGACACCGAGCGCACCGAGCGCGGCCACCGCGGGCACGAATGCTCGATCGACACCGGCCCGGAATTTCTCGAGCCCGGTCATCTTGGACCCGAGTGCCGAGTTCACCTTGTTGATGCCGGAGATCGCTCCGGCGGTGTCCGCGCCGATCTTGATGAGGATCGAAGGTCCGGCCATTAGATCGCTCCATACTTCCGCAGGATCCGCGTGATCGCGGTCTGATACTCATCGGCGGCCGGGCCCATCATGTCCCGCGTCGCAGGCTCGACGAAGTAGCCCGCGGCGTTACGCGGCACGTTGTAGTAGTTCACATCACCGGCCGGGCCGTAGTTCGCGCCGAACGCGACCGAGCCGCGTCGAGTGCCACCGACCGACCCGGACGCGAACGGGATGTTAGTTCCGGGGACTGCCACCTTCACGATGCGGTCGTTACGTGCTCGAGCGGTCGAGCGGACCGCGGCAGTCTGCGGAGCCGGACCGCCGGACGTTCGAACCTTTCCCTCGAGCCGGTCTGCGATCTTCCGCGACGCCTGCCGGAGTTCCTGATTCGCGACCTGCGGATTGTCGACTCCGCCTGCCTTGAGTTCCCGCGTGACGTCGTTCAACATTCGGAGCACCTCATTGAGCCCGACGATCTGCACGTTCCGGCCTTCACCGGTGGGGAGCGCGACGACATCATCGAGCCCGGAACGGGCATCGAATCCGAATCCGGTCATCGCTTGCTCGCCTTTCGGTTCGATTCCTCGAGGACCGCGACCATCGTCGCGAGATCCCGAGGATGTTGCTCCCACAACACCGACGGGGCTATGTGGGTGGACACCGAGAGAGCGGCGATTAGTCGCCCGGGGTGCCCGTCGGGGTAGGGTCCGGCACTTCTGCCTCCTTCACCGACACCTCGACGACCTCGTTCGTCCATAGATCGAAGTCGGGGCGGGGGCCGGTGCCGGGTCGGTGCATCGCCGACCATGCGATGAAGCGCAGGAACGTTACGGGGAGTTCCTGCATCACCGTGCGGTCGGGGGAGGAGGCGCGGAGTCCGCGCTTCATCGCGTACATCTCCCACGCGGCGACGTCGGCTTGTGTGCTAACGACCTCCGCGCTCCTCCCATCATCGAACGTGATCTCGATCGTCTGCGTGAACATGAGTGCCTCTCGAGTTGGGGTTACTTAGTGGTGCCGGATGAGAGCGTGCCCGCGGCCGGGGAGCGCGTGATGTCGCCGACGACCTGGAAGGTGAACGACGTTGAAAGCTGCTCGGCGACGGCCCCGCCGATCTCGACGGCCGTGATCGTGCACGTACCCGAGTACGTCACCGACTTAGCGGTGTTCGGGACCCACTCGAACGTCACGGTCGTGTTGTTGTTCGTGCGGCAATACTCGACGAACCCGGCCGCGTCCTCCCAGTCTTGGATCGCGTCGCCCTCGAGCGCCCAGGTCGTCGTTACGAGCGGGGGAGGCGTGGGGATGCCGAGCGTCGGGGTGCCGTCGGCGGTGTCGTTCGACGGGACGAGGCGCACGTTCGACACCTGGGTCCCGTAGTCCTTAGAGCCGAGCGTGAGCGTGCCCGGGCCGAGCCGGGAGTCGGTGAGCGCCATTTAGATACTCCTAATCGTGATGGTGGCGGTGGTGCGGTAGCACGGGAAGTTGAGACTCCCGTTCGGGGAGTAGATCCCCGGGCTCGAGGTGTGCGACTGGCACGCCTCGAGGACCCGCGGCAACTTGCCGAGGAGGTACTCGAGTGCGCGACGGTTCGCGGGCTGCGCGGCTGCGAGGACGACGGGAACCTCGAGCGTGTAGCCGCCCTGGGTGGCCGACACGATCGTCGGGGCCTCGACCACGATCGACGGGGCCGTGAAGTTGCCGGGGTCCATCGTCACCGGGACACCGGTCCCGGCGAGTGCGGCCTCGAGTGCGGTGAGCGCCTCGGAGAGCCCGGTCACGCGATCACCGGCCGTCGGTAGCCGATGAGCCGGTACACGTTCCCCCATGCCGAGCCGGGGTCGGTGTAGGAACCGAGATCGTCATAGGCCGGGAGCCCGGTCGGGCTCGATGCCTGCTGGTAGAGCAACCCCGCGGCCATTGTCGAGCCCTGGCGGACGTCGGCCGGGATCGTGGCGGTGAAGTCGAGATCCGGCCGCGACCGCTCGACCCACACCTCGACGGCCTCGACGACCGGCTCGAGGCGTGCGGTGGTCGGGTCGTCGAGCATGACGCCGAGCCACTCCGCTACCGCGGTGGGGGTGAGCCATGCCATGCCGATCTCCTTCCGGGGGGTGTAGCGGGCGGGGGTCGCCGAGGCACGTATCGACCCCCGCCCGGTCACGGGGTGTTACGCCTTGGTGCGCTTGATGACACCCGTCGGGCGCAGGACAACCGCGCCGACGTAACCGAACGTCGCGAATTCGATCGCGGCGGGGCCGTACTTCTCGGCGAACCGGAACCCGAGCATCGACGACTCGAACACCGCGGCGTCGGATCGCTTGGCGACCACGAGGTCGGACGTCGACGACCACGCGGAGCGGACGGCGATTCCGGCGACGTTGAGCGTCCCGGCCGCGGCACCGATCGAGCCGTCGGCGTTGGTCGGGTTGAGGTACGCATTGAGAGGCCGCTTGCTCGAGTCCTTCTCGGTGGCGAGTTGGGTGAACGCGGACGGCTTGACGAGCACCGTGTCGGCCTCGGCCATGCGCGATCCGACGAATGTCGCCATTGACTCGACGACTGCCGAGGTGAAGTCGGCCGTCGGCCACGCGGCACCGGCCGTCGCACCGGCGAGGATCGCAGTCGCGACCGCAGTCTCGGCGGCGTTGTCGTACGCCTCGCGGAGCGCCGACATGATGATCGCGTCGAGTGCCGGGTTCGCGGCGTCGAGAGCCTCGCGGGAGACGACGTACGCGCCGGAGATCGCCTTGGGCGACACGAGTCGCTCGTCGAAGGTGAGCGTCCCCGGGGTCGGGTTGGTGCCCTCGATGTGCTCGTCGGCGAGGACGGTGGCTCCGAGGAGCGCGGGGATCTTGAACGGGGTCGCGTCCGAGATCGTGAACCGGGGGAACGCCGAGCGGAACGGGGAGCCCCACAACGTCTCGCCGACGTAGAGGTCGGGGCGGTAGCCCGGGGGGATCACCTTGGCGACGTCGGCCCGATCCTGCACACCGGGAACCGCGGCGGCGGTGATCATCGCGAGAGCGCGGCGGGAACGATCGGCCGCGGTGTGGTCGTGCTGCGAGGCATAGATGTCGCGGAACATCGAGAGCCCCGCGGCCGACGGGGTGCCGTAGGGGAACGCCTCGGCGGTGACTCGAGCGGGCACATACCCGGCCTCGAGGGGAGCGGGAGCAACCGTGGCGGCTTCCACCACGGGCTCGGGGGTCGTGGTCTCGTCCACGGGGGTCTCCTTCTTCTTCTTGGTGTTGGTGGTGTGCGCCTCGGTGTCATGGGGGTGGCGATGGGGGCCGGAGCCGTCGTGGTGCGCGGCGACGTCGGCGACGCGGGCCGCATCGAACGCCGGGAACGTCACGAGAGACACCTCTCGGAGCGTCGCGGCCGTCACCGTCAAGGTCCCGTCGTCGCCGGTGTGCGACTGCGCGACATCGAGCCCGACCGAGAGCCCGTCGCGGATCCCGTCCGCGGCCTCGAGGAGCGCCGAGTCGCCCGCGGCCGTGGCCGAGATGCGGAACGTCGCCTCGATGCCGTCGTCGGCTCGAGTGTGCCCGGTCATCCGGCCGACGGGCCGGTCGTCGTCGTGGCCGACGAGCATCACGACCCGCTCGGGAACGTCGATCGCGTCGGCGGTGATGATGGTCGGGCCTGCGGAGGTGTGGCCGATCACATCGAACGGGACGACGCGGCCGGTGATCGTGCGCCGCTCGAGGTCGGCCGCGGTGACGCGGTAGGACGCGGTAAGTCTCATGGAGTCGCTCCCGGGGTCGGGGTTGTCGGGGTTTCGGGGGTGGCCTGCGGAGTCAAGTCCTCCCACTCGCGAGCCTCCTCGACGGTGAGCACACCGAGCGGGATGAGCGAGTGATACAACTGCGACCGCTCCATCGGGTTTCCGCGGAGCATCGCATCGAGTTCGAACCGGTACACGTGCCCGCGGGGGGTGACGTTGTTCATCGCGATACGCGACTCGATCGCGGCGAGGAGCGGCTTCATCCCGTAGTCGATGAGCGTTCGAGCTTCTTGGGATGCGTTCGCGTAGGTGAGACTCGAGCCGCCCGTATTCGAGGCGGCGATGAAGTGCGCGGGGATGCCGCAGAGGTTCGCGATCTGCGCGTTTGTGAACACTCGAGCCTCGACGAGTTGGAGTTGCTCGGACGACCATCCCATGGTGTCGAGCGCGGCTCCGGCGTTCACGTATCCGAT